ATGCAAAAATGGGAAAAAACGCCGACGACGATGCACTCGACTTTGCGGCGATCCGTGCTGACATCGGGCGCCAACTTGATCGCATCCGCGTCAGCCTCGTCGCAAGCGGCGTTTCTGGCGCAATTGACCTGTGATGAACTTGCGGCATTGCCCTATCTTTTTGATTTCTGGGCGCTGCCGCATCAACTGCCGCCGCAAGGTGACTGGCGCACTTGGGTCATTTTGGGAGGGCGTGGTGCAGGCAAAACCCGCGCGGGGGCCGAATGGGTGCGCGCGGTCGTCGAAGGGCCAACGCCGCATGCAGCGGGGCGCGCTGCGCGTGTCGGGCTGGTGGCCGAAACAATGGACCAAGCCCGCGAGGTGATGGTTTTTGGCGATAGCGGCATCATGTCGGTTTGCCCCCCTGACCGCCGTCCCAACTGGATCGCGACCCGTCGCATGTTGATTTGGCCCAACGGGGCGACCGCGCAGTTATTCTCTGCCCATGATCCAGAGAGCCTGCGTGGTCCGCAGTTTGATGCCATTTGGGCTGACGAATTGGCCAAGTGGCGCAAAGCCGAAGATGCGTGGGATATGCTGCAATTCGGGCTGCGCTTGGGTGACTGCCCGCAAGCTTGTGTCACGACAACGCCGCGCCGCACGGCGATGCTGCGTGATTTATTGGATCGCGCCACGACTGTGATGACCCATGCCGCCACCCAAGCAAACCGCGCCAATCTCGCGGATAGTTTTCTGGCCGAGGTCGAAGGGCGCTATGGCGGGACCGCTTTGGGTCGCCAAGAGCTAGAGGGTGTTTTGTTGTCAGATGTTGAAGGCGCGCTTTGGACGGTTGCGGATTTGGCAGCTGTGCAAATTGATGAGGCACCGACATGCGACCGGATTGTCGTCGCCATTGATCCGCCCGGGACTTCGCATGCGGGATCTGATGAATGCGGGATCGTTGTTGTTGGCGTCGCAATGAAAGGTTCGCCGCACAATTGGCGGGCGGTTGTGTTGGAGGATGCGACCGTATCTGCCGCGCGCCCCACCGTTTGGGCAGAGGCTGCGATTGCCGCGATGCACAGGCATGGCGCGGACCGTTTGGTGGCAGAGGTCAATCAGGGTGGCGATATGGTCGAGGCTGTCTTGCGGCAGGTTGATCCGCTGGTGTCGTATCGGTGTGTGCATGCCAGCAAAGGCAAGGTCGCGCGGGCTGAACCTGTGGCGGCGCTTTATGAGCAGGGCCGTGTGTCGCATGTGCGCGGTTTGGCAGCGCTAGAGGATCAGATGACACAGATGGCGGCATCTGGATTCGCGGGCAAAGGATCGCCCGACCGTGTGGATGCGCTTGTTTGGGCGTTGCAAGATTTGATGATCGAACCCGCCGCAAAATGGAAAAACCCCAAGATACGTGGTCTTTGAGGGTGTTGCGCAGGGGTGCGCGCGCCGCAGTAGCAAAACCCTCATGCCTATGCGGCAAATTGGTTTTCGAGAACTGCAGATGGTCACAACCGACCACCACTTCAGGGAGTTTTGAATGTTTGGATTTAAGAACCGCACCAGCCCACCACCCACCGAGGTCAAAGCCTCGGCGACAGGGCGTGTGATGGCGATGTCCGGTGCGGGTCGGGTTGCTTGGTCGCCGCGTGATGTCGTGTCGTTGACCAAGGTTGGTTTTAACGGCAATCCGATCGGTTTTCGCGTCGTCAAGATGATTGCCGAAGCGGCCGCTGCGATGCCCGTTATCGTACAGGACGGGACCCGTCGCTATGACACGCATCCGGTGCAAGCCTTGTTGGCGCGTCCTAATGCGGGGCAGGGCCGTGCGGAACTGCTCGAGGCGTTGTTTGGTCAGGTGTTGTTGACGGGCAATGGCTATCTGGAGGCCGTGGGCGATGAAGGTCTGCCGCTTGAGTTGCATGTGTTGCGGTCTGACCGGATGTCGGTTGTGCCTGGTGCCGACGGCAGGCCCGTGGGTTATGAATATGCGGTCAGCGGGCGCAAGCATCGCTTTGCCATGACCGACGATCAAAGCCCGATTTGCCATATCAAAAGCTTTCATCCACAAGATGATCACTACGGGTTTTCGGCGCTGCAGGCCGCAGCTTCGGCGATTGATGTACACAATGCGGCGTCACGCTGGTCCAAGGCGTTGCTGGACAACGCGGCACGGCCGTCTGGTGCGATTGTGTATCGCGGGGCAGACGGGCAATCGTCGCTGTCGAATGATCAATATGATCGCTTGTTGGAGGAAATGGAAACTCAGCATCAGGGCGCGCGTAATGCGGGTCGTCCGATGTTGCTAGAGGGTGGTCTGGATTGGAAGCCGATGGGCTTTTCACCCTCTGATATGGAGTTCCAGAAAACCAAAGAGGCGGCAGCCCGCGAGATTGCGATTGCTTTTGGTGTGCCGCCGATGCTGTTGGGTATTCCGGGTGATGCGACCTATGCCAACTATCAAGAGGCGAACCGTGCGTTTTACCGTCTGACGGTTTTGCCCTTGGCCACACGGGTTCTGAGTTCGATCGCGGTCTGGCTGTCTGATTATGCGGACGAAGAGGTCGCTTTGCGGCCCGATCTGGATCAGATCCCAGCTTTGTCGACAGAGCGTGATGCCCAATGGCGGCGCGTGTCAGAGGCTGCATTTCTGACCGATGCCGAAAAACGCAATCTGCTTGGTTTGCCGGCGCTGGAGGTTGGGGATGGATAGAAAAATCGTCAACATGCAGGGCAAATCGCAGCATTCAGAGCCGCCGCCGGTTTCGCATTTCTGGTTTGCGCAGGTCGATGTCCGGTTGGGCCGGATCGAGTTTATGGTGACGCGCTTGGAACGTCAGATTTGGCTCATTGTGGGCGGCTGCGCCGGACTACTCATTTTCGAAATTGTAAAAGCGCTGAGCGGGAGATCCCTATGAATTTGGAACATAAGTTCTGCACACTTGGTACCGACGTGACCGTCACGGATGGCACCACGATCAGTGGCTATGCGTCGCTGTTCGGGGCCGCTGACCAAGGCGGCGATACGGTGCAACGGGGTGCTTACGGTGCCTCGCTAGCCAAGGGGCGCGGCGTCAAGATGTTGTGGCAACATGATCCGACCCAGCCGATTGGCGTTTGGGACGAAGTCCGCGAGGACGACAAGGGCCTTTGGGTCAAGGGGCGTCTGTTAACCGATGTCGCCAAAGGCCGCGAGGCGGCGTCCCTGATTGCGGCGCGTGCGATTGATGGGCTGTCCATTGGCTACCGCACGGTCAAAGCCAGCAAAGACACCAATGGCGGGCGGCTGCTGGCGGAACTGGAACTTTGGGAGGTGTCATTGGTTACGTTTCCAATGCTTCCCGATGCGCGTGTTGGGGCCAAGGGGGATGATCCTGCGGCCACCGCAATGCGCGAAATGGCCGCTGCATTCGAGGGCGCGCGACAAGTGATGGCGCGGGACTAGCCCCGCCCGAACCACGATCAAAAGGACTGATCAATGACCAAAACTGAGAGCAATTCTCGGGTCGGGGAAGATGTGTCCCCGGCCCAAGCACTGAACACTGCAATTTCCGGTTTCATGAGCGACTTCAAAGACTTTTCCCACGGCGTGAATGCCAAACTTCAAAAACAGGATGACCGGATGAACAAGCTGGACCGAAAGACTATGATCACTGCACGCACTGCATTGGCACAGACCGCCCATCAGGATGCGCCGCATCAAAAAGCCTTTGCTGCTTACCTGCGTTCTGGCGATGACGACGGGCTGCGCGGATTGGAGATGGAAGGCAAAGCATTGGGGACGTCGATTGCAGCTGACGGTGGCTATCTGGTTGATCCGCAGACGGCTGACACGATCCAAAGCACGCTGTCCTCAACCGCCTCTATCCGGTCAATTGCAGCCGTCGTAAATGTCGATGCGACGTCATATGACGTTCTGGTGGACCATTCTGAGATGGGCGCAGGTTGGGCGACCGAGACCAGCACAGTCTCTGAAACGGCGACCCCTCAGATCGAGCGTATCAGCATTTCCCTGCATGAACTGTCGGCATTGCCCAAGGCTTCGCAACGTTTGCTGGATGACAGCGCGTTTGACATCGAAGGTTGGCTGGCTGGCCGAATCGCGGACAAATTCGCGCGCTCTGAGGCGATGGCGTTTATCAATGGCGACGGCATCGACAAACCGACCGGGATGCTCAGCTATGCGACGACGCCCAATGCTAGCTGGACGTGGGGTTCGCTGGGTTATGTGGCCTCTGAAACAGCGGGCGGGATTACCCGCGCTGATCCGATTGTGGATTTGGTCTATGCGCTGGGGGCGGAATACCGCGCCAATGCGACCTTTGTAATGAACTCAAAGACAGCCGGTCATATCCGCAAGCTTAAGGACAATGACGGGCGCTTTGTCTGGGTTGACGGTTTGGCAATGGGCGAACCTGCGCGTTTGATGGGTTACCGCGTGCTGATCGCCGAAGACATGCCAGATATCGAAGACGGCGCGATGGCGATTGCTTTTGGTGATTTTTCTGCGGGCTACACCGTGGCCGAACGCCCTGATCTGCGTGTGCTGCGCGATCCGTTCTCTGCCAAGCCGCATGTCCTGTTTTACGCGACAAAGCGTGTTGGCGGTGCTGTCAGCGACTTTTCGGCGATCAAGCTGATGAAGTTTGCAGCAAGCTAAACCCTTGCTGTGATCCGGGGTGCTGCACGCCATGTGCGGCATCCCAGCCCGGGCGCATGCCTTAGACAGTCCTTCGCATTGTCTAGCAGTTCCCTTCCGTCCGAGTGATGCGGAGGACGAATGCGCCCGGGACCCAACCGCACACTGAATTTCGGAGCTATTCCATGATGTTAGTCGAAGAGACCACCGTGCCCCTGTCGGCGCTTCCGGTCGCTCAATTCAAAGACCATTTGCGCCTGGGATCGGGGTTTTCCGACGATGGAATTCAGGACGGTCTGCTAATCGGTCATCTGCGCGCCAGCATGGCCACGATTGAGGCGCGGACGGGCAAGATAATGATTGAACGCGAATTTAGCTGGACGCTGACCGTGTGGCGCGATGCGCATAGGCAGCCTTTGCCATTGTCTCCGGTCAGTGCGATTTCAGCGATCACCGTGACCGATCAAACAGGTGTTGAGCGTGTCATTGATGCAGACCAGTGGTATCTGGAACCTGATCTACAACGCCCCAGCTTGATGCCTGTGGGGACGTTTCTGCCCAACATCGGGCAAGGGGCGTCGGTCAAGATCGGGATGCTCGCAGGGTTTGGCCCCGAATGGGACGATCTGCCCGCTGATCTGGCGCAAGCCGTGCTGATGCTGGCTGCGCATTTCTACGAATACCGCTTTGATATCGCACAATCTGCACCACCGTTGCCCGTTGGTGTGCTGGCGCTGATTGAGCGCTACCGCACCGTGCGGATGTTCATGGGGGGGAGGGTATGACCACGCCGCAATTGAACCGATCCTTGGTTTTGGAAGGCGCCGTTAAGATGGCTGATGGTGCAGGGGGCTATACCCGCATTTGGGAACCGTTGGGTGTTGTCTGGGCCGAACTAAAGGCAGGCACTGGCCGTGAAGTTGGTGTGGCGGCGACTGCTGTGTCGCGTGTGCCTTACCGGATCACCGTGCGTGCAGCGCCCTATGGTGCCCCATCGCGCCCTGCGGCAGGTCAGCGGTTCCGTGATGGCACCCGCATCTTCAACATCAACGCGGTGGCCGAAAAAGGCGTGCATGCGCAGTTCCTGACCTGTCACGTGGACGAAGAGGTGGCCGCATGAGCTATGGTGTTTCAGCCGCTTTGCAGCGCGCGGTCTTTGCGCAGTTGACGGGGGATGCCCCACTGTCTGCTTTGGTTGGCCCCGCAATCTATGATGCAATGCCTACGGGAACTTTACCGCCCCTCTATGTGGTCTTGGGGTCTGAGGATGTACGTGATGCGTCAGACAAAACGGGCGCCGGCGCAGAGCATAGTTTCACCGTCTCACTCGTCACCGAAAGTGCGGGATTTGCGACCGCGAAAGAGGCCGCCGCTGCCGTCAGTGACGCGCTGGTAGGTGCCCCGCTGATCCTTGATCGCGGCAGTCTGGTTTCGCTGAATTTCTACAAGGCCAAGGCCGCCCGTGTTGGCACGGGGTCCATGCGCCAGATCAACATGATTTTTCGTGCCCGCGTGGCGGATGACACGTAA